CTAATGTCTGTATTACTTTCATCAACTTCAGGTGCTTGTGGTCCAAATGCACCACTTCCAGCATTAAGTAATTGGTTAATCATATCAATCGCTACATCTTTATTATCATTAGCAATATTTTCTTTCACCGCCTCTAATACATCAACTGTTGTACTACAACCATTAATTGTATTATCTTCTTCTGGTGTTGGAAATTTTATTTCATTTTTAACACTCATTTTATTCTCCTTTTCATTATTTGTTTTTAACCTTATTTATTATCTTCTTAGCTATACTCTCTGGCGTATCACCTTCTGCTTTAATAGATACGAAACCAGGTTTATCTCTGTAGTAGTCAACCACAGGACCTGTTTCTTTTTTATATAAAGCAACTCTGTCTTTAATAACATCAGGTTTATCATCAACTCTACCTCTAGCAGTTAGTCTTTTGATAACTTCTTCCTGACTTACATCTAAAAATACCACATTATCTATATCAATACCTTTCTTTTCCATGTCTCTAACTTGTTGCATATATCTTGGAAAGCCATCAAATACAAAACCATCTGCTTTGTCAACGGCGTCAAATACAAGTTTTAAAACTATATCATTTGGAGCAAAGTGACCTTTACCTAAATTAGATAATCTTTTGGCCATTTCACCACCTTTTTCTTTCTCTTTTCTCAATAGTTCACCTGGGTATATGTGTGGTATATTAAATTCATTTGATATAAATTTTGCATATGTAGATTTACCACTGCCTGGACCACCAATTAAAATAATTTTTGGTTGTCTAGCTTCTTCTAAAAATTTGTTTATGTACTCTATAAATGATTTCATTTTCTTTTTCTCATCATTCTCTTTTTTTTAAGAAGAAAATAAGCATATGCTTTATTACTTTTCTTTTTTCTTTTCTTTTCTTTTTCTATTGGTGCTGAATTAAATTCATACGTAGCACTGTAAATATTATTCATTATCCTTTTACCCAATCTTTAGCAATAGTAAAGTTTGCTCTACTAAATTCTAATCTATCTACAAGTTTAACTGCACCAGCTGATCTATCTACTGCAACATAACCCTCTGGATTGGTTACTCTAAAACCATTTGATGTTCTAATAAAATGACCTATACTTTGTATTTGTGATAACTTTGATATTAAAAAGTTCTTTGCATTACCTAAACTTACATGAGAAGCTATAGCAAAGTACAATGCTGATTCATTTCTATCAATCCATTTTAAATTAGTATCTAATATATCTCTATATTTTTGTTTACCTTTTTCGGTTTTTCTAGTTGCTATTTCTTCTTTTAAAATATTTCCATAATAGTCTCTGAACATTTTTTGGAGTTGTTTAACCTTACCCATATGGCCTTGTGTGTTTCTAATATAATGATTAAAGAAAGCCTTCAATCTAAAACCTACTGATAACGAATCATTTGATCTTGACATTTCATTTAATATAGATGAAGCTTTACCTAAAGAACCTTCAGCCATTCTAATTAGACCATCAAATCTAGATAGTTCTCCTTTAGTAAACGTTGATGATCCAGATGTATCGGTATATCCAGCACTTGCTAACCACACTGCTGAAGAACCTGATCTACTTGTTATTGTACCAAAACCAGCACTTAAACTTTTCATATCTTTACCATGATAAGTTGTATGAAATACAATTCCCATTCTTGCTCTTCTAATTTTTCTACCAATACTGCTACTTGCCTGTACTGCATATGTAATTGTATTTGGTGTGAAAGTTATCATGGCTTCGCCATCTATAACTTGTTGTTTTGTATCGTTTGTAAAGAGTAAATCTCCTTGGTAGATACCTCTTATTCTTAATTTTTTTAATTCTCTTAAGCAGACGTTTAATTTATCTGCAACAGGACCACTATGATTACTCATAATATCTCCCGATGTATAATTGATTTTTGGCTTGACGTTGAATACTGATTTAGTACCAACAAAGAATTTACCGTTTTCTGGATTTATACCACATATAATAGCAGGAGCTCCGTCCCACTTGACAGACATATTTACTTTAGCTCCAGAAGACCCTACTAACATGTTTCTAACTGACTTTAGAAACCTTATAGCATTATCTCCACCTTTGGAACCTCTATTGATTATGTCATCTTCTAGATGTTCTAAATGTGTATTCTTTTCCTTTGTTATGAAACCTTTAAAATTAAACATTTGTCCTTCATTCTTTCCATAAATTAATTCACTTTCTCATATCTTAAATCATTTGCTTATATTTATACTAATACAACTTGCCAAATGGACCAAATTGTTGCCCTCGTTTCTCTGCCAAAAACACCATGTCCGTCAGCATTTTATTTCTTTTTGCTGTAGGTATAGCGTATATAACATATAAGAAATCTAACTCCATTAATTTAGTATGAGATACACCGTTCCTTAAATCTGGAGAGTTATACGACTTCAACATATTACCAATAAATGCTGACGCTGGTATACCTGTATCTGTATGTTTATTGACTACATCAAATCTTGTCTTATATATATTTTTTACTTTGTCAAATTCTGCTAATGATTTAGGATATAGATTATGATTATTCACAAAGAATAATTTTTTATTATTTCCTATACCATACTCTGCCATTAATTTTGCTAATAAATCTACTGGTACTTTACCTATACGAGCTGCACCAGCACCTTTAAATTTACCATCAAATTTTAAATTCTGTTTAAATCCTTTTCCGTTTTGTCTAATTTGAAACTCGCAAACATCGTTAGATGATTTAATATCTATTCTCATATCAGCTGATGATAATGTTTTGTCTGACTTGTTTGTCATTTTCATAGCTGATCTAGTTAACCTCATCACAAACTTACTGTCTTTCATTAATGCGTTTTTAGTATTTACTTCTTCAAATCTTGCCTCTTTACTGGTAACTTTCTTTAATGATATACCTGCTACTTTATGTTTTGAATATAATATCTTCATCACGTCATTTAGTTTAGAAATAGATACTGACTTTCCTTCCATAGCTTTGTTTATAGTTCGTTTAACAGTACTCTCATTGTTTATTAACCAAATATCGGCAGGATTCCAACTATCTTTTTTTGAAATCTTAAACTTATCTCTTATTAAGTTAGAGATATAATCCATAAAACCACCGTCTCTATTATATTCTGTGAAGTTTTTACCTCTAAAAATTTCTAACATCTTTTTTTGTTGTGCATAAAAACTATCTAACCAACCATCTTCCATAACATCTGGATATATCGCCACTAGTTCTTTATATTTCTTGTCTTTAGATATATCTTCAGCACTTGTATATCTAATCTTATCTTTTAATGATCTTTTAATAATCCAAAGTGAGGCTCTTTCTTGTTTCTTTACAACTTGTGCGTCTAATTGTTTTACAGATTTTTTACCTGTCTCAATAAATCTTATCTTATAATCTTGTACAATAAACTCAGCAGACTTCTTGGCGCCTTGCTTAACTTTTGCTGTATACTTTTTTTCTAGTGTAGGTAGGACTTTTTTTAGATTGTCTGGAGATACTTTAACTGTATATACTCTAGACTTTGTGACAGGAGAATCATCGCCATAGTAGGCGCCCTCTACCATTAACTTTAATAAAGATATAAACTCACCTTTAATATTTGATGGTACGTGTTGTTCTAATGTTGAAACCGTTGCTAAATTGTACGCCATAATTCTTTCTTATACCATATTTATAAGAAAGAGGCAAGAGTTAATGCTCGTTAATCCAGAACATTTTAGGGATACCGCCGTTATTTTCCCATACTTTATTTTTGTTTTGAAACTTAACGTATTTATCTGCGTCTTCCTCAAAAAAGTAAGTTGCAACTATATTATTGGTAGGTTTTTCTTTAACTTGCCATAGTATTTTCCGACCTTTTTTAATCATACCTTTAGTATATGATACTTTAGGATAATCTTTTCTTGGTCGTCTATCGCTTTTACTAAATCTTACTTTTTGTATTTTTGGCATAATTATTTAATACAGAAATGATAAATTAATAATCCTATTATTAGACCTTCAATCCAAGCAGCATAAGCACACCATATTGGATACTTTCGTATTAGATTTATTTTCCAATTCCAAAGTTTTTTCATTTATATATCTCCTTTTATTGTGACCATTTAAATGTTTGTGTAATAGTAAAATTCTCTGAATTATAATCACCATTCACACTATCACCATCTTGACCAGTATTACCATATTTTAATGTAGTAGTATCTGGTTTAAATGTTTGATTTGAACATCCAGCCAATCCAATTATTAATAATAAACTAAATATAATTGTTCGCATATTTCATTCCTTTCTTTACTGTTAAAACTATTAGTGATGTATATACTATAGTGCTTAGTAGTGTATTATGAAAGAACGGTATCGCCATTGTATAACACATTATTAAACCTTCAATTGTTTTGGGATAATAATCCCACATAGTCCATACTGCAAAGTTTGTTATTATAAAAAATAATATAGAAGATAAAATTGCCATTATACCTAACTGCATATATTCTTTATCAAAACGCATTGACAAATTACTAATTAGTGTTGATAATCCTATTGCTCCATACACCCATAACATATATGGATGAAACCCTATCCATAAATCTGCAATAAACATTGCTAATAATGGAAGTGACATTGCAACCCATTTATCTTTGATTAGATATGGAGCATAGATTGCTGTTGCTAAAATTGGTGTAAAATTCGGTGGGTGTGGAATAATTCTTCCCAAGGCAAGAATAAATGAAATGAATAGAAATGTTATAATAGTTTTTATCATACTTTAAAATCTGAAAACTTATCATAAGGATTTTTTCCTGATGGTTTACTTTCAGTTCCTTTATCTACTATATTTTGTGCTGTGTTTTGTACATCATATAATTTCATTTTTGATTTGTCTACACCTACAATAAATGATCTATTAATTGCTGGGTCGTTATACCTATTCTTTAATTGTTTTACTTTCATTTGACCTAGTTGTTCTAATTCTTCGTTTGATTGTAAAGCAAACATAAAGTCAGCCGTTGCTGGTAAACCAAAAGACTCTGCTGTATCTTCTAAACCAATATCTGTACTTGTATAACCAGTTCTAGTTGTTTGTGTAGCACTGAAAATAGGTAGATCAAACTCTACTGCTAGACCTCTTAATTCTTCAGCGATAGCCTTAATATAAAAGTATGATGATATATTACCACCTTTAAATCTACTTGAAGCACATATGTTTAAATAATCTATAAACAATACTTGTGGTTTAAAAGATTTCTTTAAAGCAAGTTCATTTAATAATGCTCTAAAATGTCCACTATGAGCAGACGCTGTTGGATATTCTTTAATGATGAATTGACCTTTAGTTTTATCTTGTAACCTTTTAAGTTTATCTTCGTATAAAGATTTAGGCATATCATGGAGATCGTCCATAGATACATCTAATAAGTTAGCGTCTATTCTTTCTGCAATTCTTTCCTCTGCCATTTCTAAAGTGATATACAATACATTTAAACCTTGTGCTAAAAAACTACTAGCACAATGACACATAAACAAAGACTTACCTACACCTGTACCTGCCAATGCAATGTTCAAAGTCTTACTTGGTACACCACCTTTTGTAATTCTATTAAAATAACTTAAATCAAATTGGAATTTTTTCTCTTTAGTATGATACCAATTGAATCTTTCCTCACTATCATTTAAATAGTCGTGACCAATATGATTGTCAAATGAAACTGCTAAGGCGTCAGCCAAGATACTTGGTATTGCCTCTGGTGATCTCTTACTATCTTTCTTATCTAATATCTTAATACCCTCTAATACTGCATTATGTACTGCTCTGTCTTTACAAAACTTTTCTGTTGTATCAATCAGCCAATTCTGGTCAACATCTTCAGGATTTAATACTTCTAATAAATCTTTTACTGTTCTTACATCGTCATCATTTAAATCTTTTCTATAACCCATTTCAACCATAATGGTTTCTTTGGTAGGAAGATTATTATACTTTGATATAAAAGCATATATTTCTGTAAACAAAATATTTTCTTCTCGTTTTGCAAAGTATATTTCTTTTAAGAAAGGTATAGCCTTTCTCATGTACGCTTCATTGTACATCAAGTTTCTTAATATACTTATTTCAATTCGTTCATTATTCATTTGTAAATTCTACCTTGCCGGAGTTTAGTTGTTGTTCCATTACTTCAATTAATATGTCACCAATATAATCTATAAACTCTTGTGTATCTATCTCTTTTGATTCTGGATTGGATAGTATATCATAATCAAACTTCATTGGCAAGTGACCTTTTTGATCTTCTTTTTTTGCAAACGCAACTTTACCATACTTGTAGATTACATTTCTGTACTTGTCTTCAAGTAATTTTACCGCTGTGTAATCTGCACCAGTCTTTTGTGCAAATACAAAACGTTTTTTATTCTTCGTCTGATCCGTATCGGAATTTTTTGTTGGCATATTCATCTATTTGTTTTAATACTTCTTTTGTAAAATACTTTTCTGGATCGTCATTGATAGATTTACCGAACACCTTACCTTGTGGTGTTTCAAACCTTGTTGATACTTTCTTAAAGATACCAGCTGCTTCAGCCATATCTAAAAGTCCATAATGTTTATCAAGTCCGTGTTTGTAGGTTAATTTAACGTCTATCTTTGCGTTTTCTTTTGTTAATCTAGATTTATAATTTTTACAATGTATAATATTACCAATTACTTCAGCACCGTCTTTCTCTTTACGTCTGCTTAAATAGATGATTGATGAGGCAGCGTATTTTAATCCTGAGCCACCTCCCATTTCTTTTTGTGGGAACATAGAACCAATAACATCGTAGGTGTGATTGGTCATTATCATAGGTACATTTGCTTTACCTAATTTTAAAGTTAATACTCTAAAAGTTGATTTGACTATTTGTGATCTAGTCATATCTCTTGTTTCTTTACCAGCGGCTGTATCTTCCATTTCTTTTGTAGTAGATAACATACCTAAACTGTCTAGAACAAACATTAAAGGTTGTCTTTTATCCTCTGGTTGTTCTAAATATTTGTCTATAATTTTTATTGATTGTGCTCTAAATTCTTGTACTGTAGAAACTGGTATAACTACCGTTCTACTACCATCAACACCACGACCTTCAATCATGTCTTTTGATATAGCACTTTCTGATTCAAAATAAATAACACCTGCGTTTTTATTTTTGTCTAAAAAATTCTTTACAATGCCTAATGCGAAAAAGGTTTTACCTGTAGCCGCTTCTCCTGCAATTGCTGTGATTTTATTTGATGGTAATCCACCGTGAATACTGCCTGATAATAAAGCATTAAAAGAATAAGAGCCTGTATCTATAAAACTGGTAACGTCAGCACTATCTATTCCATCACTGACTAAACCTGCATATTCATTTCCACTCTCTTTAATTATTTCTTTTAAAAAATCACTCATATTATCTCCTTTATATCATATCCACTTAAAATTGTCAAGCTTGTTATCTTATTATATCTATTTTTGCCTCTGGTGTCCATATTTCTAATTCAGTTCTTAATCTATTTTGTTCTTTCAGTTTATTGTACCGAGATTCAGCTTTCTTTTTCCACCAATCTATTATATTATTTAGGTGGAATTTATCCCAATTATCGCCTTTAACTATTTTCTTTGTGTTGTCTTTTACTATATCTAGATAGTTCTTAATACCATAATCACTAACATAGTATCTTTTTCTTTCAGTTAGCTTCTTTGCATTACTTATAGTTGTATTAAATCTTTCTAAATCACTTTTGTTTAAACTTCTCTTTATTAAACCAATAATGGCATTTGTTAGTTTTAACTTTCTACTAGAGGCGTCATCTTTAACAAGTTTACCTACAGCACTATCAACAAACGTTGCAAGATCATGGAAAGGTTTACCATGTATCAAAGGTATAAAATCACTATCAGTTAACCCTTTATATCTTAAATATGGTTTCATACCGTCATATTGACTTGATGATTTACTATTACCATATAGACTTGTAGTTTCAAACAATGATAAGTTCATACCATATTTGTTATTTAATTTTTCTCTTATTGTATGACTACAACATATGGCAGCCAATAGTTTACCACCTAGATAATTAAAACCAAAAGGTTGAGTTGGTACTATTACAAATCCCATTATAGATGTTTTATTAAAACTTACTAATTCTGGTACGTGAGTTAATAATTCATTTCTTGGTTTCATATTTATAACTGGAGAACCACATCTTATAAAACCTACCCACTGATTAGTATTCTTTTCTTTTATTGCGATCTTTAAATTTTTACCAGGCACACTTGACATATTAGTATGAGAAGAAGTCATATTTAATAATGTATCATATGTTTCATTATCAGGTTCCAATATTTCAAATTCCATATCTTTAGGCGACATATCAAATTTAGAAAACATATCACTATCTAAAGTCATTCCAGGTAATGCAGCCGGTATATTTCCTATTTGAGATAATTTTTGATCTCTCATATATTCATCTATACGACTAAACTTTTCAAAGTAATTATTGAATATACCAGCACAATGCAATGCTTGGTCATCTGTTAAATTTTTAGTTTTCATCTGTTTATTCTATCATTAAATTGTAAATTTGTCAACCTGGTTTCCCCATACGTCCCAACCAGGCATAGAAGTTCTAGCAAATAATTCTATACGTGGTAAATCTCCACATAGTTTAATTATATCGTCTCTAATTCTATCTGGTTTTCTACTATGTTCTCTACGTTCACTCACAACCAATCTATCTACGTTGGCACCAACTCGTTTTGGTTTACCTTTTGTTGCAAGTATACAAGTCTCTGTATTGGCTCTTGTCCAATAACCTGGACCTTTAAAAAAATAGTTCTTGATTCGTTTCTTGTTTGTCTTCACCCACGTAAAGCCTACGGTCTTGTATTCAAAACCCCACTTCTCAACTATAGGTATTTGTTTGTGTAATAATGGATCAGTACACCACATAAACAATACACAATCTTTATCTGCAATATCTCCAACTGGTAGATTTTCTATATCTTTCATTGTCATTGTCTTATAATGATTCTCTGGATTCGTTTGGGCATTTTCATTATTCCAGTTCTGGAAATGCCACGGAGGATCGGCGTATATTATATTATATGTTTTTTTAATATCCATAACTCAAAGCTAAATACCTGAAAATAAAAATTGTCATTATAAATCTTGGTATAGACCAAGATGTTTTTATTGCTAATAACATACCTAAAGAAAATGACCAATGCAAGGTAATTAATAGTATTAATGTTAAATCAAATGTTTTTATCATCGTAGTCTGTATTCAAAATTTTGAGTATCTTCATTGATACCTATTTGTTTGGCACCATTTCTAATATGAAAGTGTGTTGCCATTGTTGTTAATGGAGATAATGTTATCAATTTTTCGTACTTATTATCTTTAACCCATTCACCTAATTTATTAATAATCTCTTTACCTGCACCTTTTTTTCTTGACCATACAGTATATGCTATTACAATTTTGCCGTCTTTAACTCTGGACATATAATCCATTTCTCTAACAGTATGTGGTACTTCAGGACAAATTGCAACACAAACAATTGATTCAATCTCATCATTATATTTTAATCCAAATATCTTTCTACCATGTGTAATTCTAAAACCTAATGTTAATTCAGGTCTTACAGGATCCTCTGATACATCTATGTTGTCTAATTCAACAAGTTCAGTACCTTTAACCCATTTAAAAAAATCACTTATGTTATCTTTAAATTTATTCATTTATGTACTCCTCTTGGAAATCGGAAATTGACGTCCATCGCCCAGGAAGTTCTGCCACGTTTGGGTATACCTATTGGTTCCAACTTCTTTAATTTTTTAATAACTTTAGAAGCTAAT